AGATGTTGCGTTCATAATGACGGTGACATTTACAATAACGATATCGCCAATTTTTTCATAAAGGCAAGTTGCAGATTTTATTTTATCAACCAAAGTAGAGTACGGAGTAAGAGTAGCTGTGCCGAGTTCGATATTTGACGAATCGTATTTAGTCGCAAGAAACTTGTCCGTTTCTTCTGATGAGTAGGTTTCGTTCGTATCGTAATAATACTCGCCAAGATATTCAATACTCGGATAATTAGTACTGCTGTCTGTGATGTCCGTTTTGGAGCTCACTTTGTTTGCGTTGTCCTCTTTCGCTTTAAGAGCGTTGGCTACATCCGTTGCGTTCGCCTTGCCTGTAAGGGCTTTCTCTGCCGTCTGCATTCGTGCTGATAACTGACTGACAGTGCTCTTCTCAGCTTTGTTGGTTACAGACGAATCAATCCCGTTAAGCCTTGCGTTGAGGCTTGAGGAGCTTCCCCTTGCGGTTTCGACTTCCGATTTTACGGTGGCTAATTCTGCCGTTGCGGTTTTGAGAGCCTCTTCAACAGCTGTAGCCCCGTCTGTTGCCTGCTCAATCCCCTCATCCATATGGTTGAGGTTGTCGGCAGTCAGCGGAGTTGCTGTTGAGGGAGTGTTTTCCCAGTTAATTCGTGTGTATTTGTTCAATTTTTTATTCTCCTTTCGCTGTGATTTTGTCTGTGAGTGCCTGTATGCCTGTAAGCTCTCTTGACAGCACATATGATGTCACGGTTGCGGTTTGCGGAGTGCCGTCAGCGTTATAGGCATAGTTGCCGTCAGCGTCGGTAACATAGTATTTGATTTGCACCATATCGCCCGGCTCAACCCACAATCTGCCGTCAAGGGTTGCCTCGATAGGCTTATAAATTTTATGGTGTATTCGCTTGCCCGTATCGCCTGAAAACAGATTTTCAAACTTGTGTATCCACGCACCGCCTGCATTATCGTTTTCCTGCCATACAAGAATGTTGTCTGTCATATCATAGGTTTTACCGCTTAAAAACTTGTAGCTACGCACCTTTGCGGTTCGTGTAGAACCTCCGATTGCAAAGTCAACAGTCCCGTATGTACCACTTGATTTTTCGTCAGCGTTGAATGCCTCGTAAAAGTCATATTTTTCTGCTTTTGTTGTATCGGTTTCAAGGTTGACAAAAACAATGTTACCGCCTTTTCGGTTATCGGGTTTAACAAAAGCAAACACACCGAGCATTTCCGCTGTATAATTAAGCAATTGACCGTAATTAACCTTTTCGGAATCATCAAGCCATACTTTGTTAAAAATTTTCATATTCTTAACAGTCAGATTCTCAACCTTGTTGATAACCTCGTTAAGTAAACGGTCGGATAAAAAATGGGCATCAGGTTGACCGCATAGGTTAATAAATTTTTCAGAAACCATTGCCAACAGTGCATAGACCGAAGTACTGTTAGAATTGTTATTCCAGAGCTTTTGCAGAGCGTTTGTACAGTCGGTTTCATAAAGCTGTGAAATCACATCATAGGCGGTTATGCTGATTTTGTTCTGATCCGTTTTATTGACCTCGGCTTTGTCAATCATACCGTTAAAAATGCACCACGACTTTGTTGTCACGGCTTCGCCCGGATAGAGTGTGTCACTCGGATATAATGAACTGCTCGGCAGTATCGGAGAGCCTGACGGAAAAGTTTGTGTCAGCTTAACTAAAATCCAACAACCGACAAGTTTTGAAACATCAAAAGTTCTGTCAACGGTGTTCAGCAATCCGATTTTAAATTCGGAAGCAATGCAACCGCCGAACTTCAACTTATTTTCGTCACAAATCGACTGTTTAAGGCCCATACTTTCGCTTTCAATGTTGGTTTCGGTGATGACATCAAACTTGCTGTCAGATGAAAAGATTTCGAGCTTGTTTGAAATCAGCTCGTTAATAATTTTCTGCTTATGCGTACTTGAAACGGATAGCAATCTGTCACCCCCTTAATACTCAATAAAAGTGAAAGTCACGGCATTGTATATGATGTTGTTTTTGGTGATTTTCTTGACCTGATAGGTGATGTCGGGCATATAGGCGGTCATTGTGCGATATGCAAGAAGTTCATCGTCCCAATACTCGACACGGATTTTACGCTGTTGAGAGTTATCCCACGAACTGTTCAAAGCACTTCTAATTGACTGCATTTGTGCAAGGGTGAGTTCATCAACGGTTGTAAACTCAATTCTCGACTTGTAATTTGGCGAAGTTGTTCGGTGCAGAAGATTGTTGCTGTCACGATATGCCTTAATTTCGGTTTTCTGGAGCGGAGTGCCGTTGTAGTTGTCCTTTGCAATAAGCTTGTGCGGAAAAAGCTTACCGCTCTTAGGGAACCTTATTAAATAACCTTTAAAATTTGCCATGTCATCATCTCCTAACCTAACGCACCGACACCGTGACGCTTTTTGACTGCGTTGTTGCGTTTTACAATGTTGTTAAAAATCACTTCGCCGTCAAGATTTACAGTAAGATTAATGTCACCGCTGTCACCTGTTGAGCCTATCTCTGCCATAGCCTCAATAAGTGCCTGTTTGATAGTTGAAATCGGCGAAACAACCTCAGCCTCACGCTTGTTATCACCGAGTACGGCAAGAAATTCACCGTAGTTTGCAGGAACAACCGTCCCTGTGGCAAGTCGGGGAACTGTAATGTTAGGCAGTCCGACATTGCCGTTTACACTTCCTAACGCTTCATAAGCAATCTTTGCCGCTGTACTCATTCCGCCTGAAATAGCACTGCCGAGGCTGTTGAACGGATCTATAAAGTTGTTTAAGAAGTTTTGAACAACACCTAAAAATCCGTTCATAGGCTTTTTTACAGCACTCTTGATACCCTCAAAAGCATTTGAGAAAACGCTTGAAATCGGATTGATATGTGTTGAAATAAAGCTAAGCAGTCTTGCAAGCGGATTTTTCAAGGCATATATTCTGTCACGAATGCCGTTTGCAAGGCCTTGAACCGTGTAACCGCCTCTTTCATACATTTCTGTTGACGGGGAATGAATTCCCATCGTGGTATCATATTCTGAAAGCACAGTAGAAGCAAGACCGTGACTGTTTTTGACAAGCGCACCTTTGTATGCGTCTGTACCCTCAACAAGACCGAGAACCGTGTTTTTACCTGTATCTTTTGCAGCTTTTTGCAAATTGTTCAAAGATTTCCACTGCGAATTTTGAACATCCGTTGTACTGATAAGACCTGCATTATACGCCATAAGAACAGCGGCGGCGTCTGAATAGTTGCCATTAACAACCTTTTGTACATCTGTAAGGTCATCACCCGTCATAGTCAGTTTGTTCATAGCGGCAATAGCTTTATTTACCGAACTTGTTGCACCGTCAAGAGATTTTGTTTTGCTCTGAATATTCTCGAAGTATTCAATGCCCTCTTTCCATAAAGCGTCGTTTTTAGCACCGCCACCAAAATAGTAATTTTCAAGAGCCTGCATACTTTTGCCGTTTTTCTCAAGCCACTTTTTCAGTTTTTTCTGTTCGTTTTCAAGGTCTTTTTTCTTGTTGTTATAATCTGATTTTGCACTGCTGTATTTCTTTGACGCAAGAATTCGTTCTTTGCTATTTTCAGAAGATAATTCAGCTAATGCGGCACTATTTGCAAGTTGTTGATATTTATCAATTGTACTGTCAATAACCTTTTGCACCTCGGCTAAATCACCATTTAAGTGTACTTTGCCGTCAGCACTGACAGTAACATACTGATTCCACACATCGCTGAAACCGTCAACATTGTTTTTAAAATATGTAACAATGGTTTCAAGCTGTGCCTGCTCTTCTGGACTAAGCGTAGCTTTCTGTAACAGTTCATCAAGTTTCTGTTGGTAACTGTCAACAAGTGTATTGTCTGCATACAAGCTGTCCATTCGTTCAAGAGTTTCTGACAAATTATCCTCAATACCTTGCGTAGTTGTATCAAGCCTTGATTTTATACCGTCAATTTCATCAGCAAATTTTTTAGCTTCAGAATTACTCCAAACAAGCTGATTATATACAGTAACTGCAGTCACAAGTCCGGTGATGGCACCGGCAACGGCTAAGATTGGATTTGCAGAAACAGTTGTCAAAAATAACTTTATAGCATTTTTGACTTTGTCAATTCCGCTTGCAATCGCTTGTCCTGCCTTGAAAACAACAACAGCTGTACCAACTGCAGTAATGCCACCTGCGATAGCGTACAAGGTTTTGTCACTAATAGATTTAACTATTTTGCTTAACAGTTTCAACGCTCCTGCAAGGGCTTCTATAAGTTTCGGAACTGCTTCTTCAATTGTCCATTTTGCAAGTGGGAGAAGAATATTCTTGTATGCCTGTTTCAGCTTATCTCCACAGGCTTTGAGCAAATCTCTGAATGCCTGTCCGAGGTCGGCAACGGCTGATACAAGCGGTGACAAATCAAGACTTTCAAGCCATTCAAGGCGAATCTCTGACATATCGCTCAAAAAGCCTGTGATATCTTCAACAATGCCAAGGATTGCTTCCCAAATCTTTTTGCCTGATTCATTTTTGTCCCAAGCCTGTTTGATTTTAGTCCGCAGAGTTTTGGTGTAGTTGTTGCAGTTTTTGATAATATTCAGAATATTAGTCCAAATTCTCTCACCGGTGCCGTTATTCCAAACCTTGCGGAAATCCTCTGCAATCGTATTTACAAGTTCAAGCAAGCTGTTCCATTTGTCGATAATGGATTGCACAACCTCGTCACCAAGTCTTGCCTTATTCCAAGCCTTTGTAAACGCTCCCGAAATATCACCGATGATATCAAAAACATTTTTCAAAAGCTGTTTGATGTTTCCGATAATCTTTTCGCCTGTGCCGTTTTTCCACACTCTCTTCCACGATTCACCGATTGAAACAAAAGCATTTTTCAGATTATTCAAGGCTCTTTTAACGCTGTCAAAAACCTTGTTTGTACGCTTTTCAATCGCTGTTGCGGCAGTATCAAGTGCGTTAACTGCGGCTTTAGAAGATTTCTTTGTGGGGCTGTTTACTGCTGTACTGTCATCTGATGAACTGTTTTCAAGGCTCATCACATTGAGCCTGTCAAATCCTTGAAGATTGTCTTTAATTTCCTTTGTCTTTTTCGATGTTGTGGCAAGTGCAGAGTTTGCACTCTTTGTTTCATCGGCGAGGTCTGTCATTTCAGAGCTTGCGGAATTTGCGGAATTGTCGGTTGCAGATGAATAGCCGAAAACCTGTTCCGTAAAGCTTTTGAATTTTTCCGTTGCAATGTCTAATTTTTCGATAAAGGAATTAAGATTTTTCAACAGCGGAGAAAACACATTGATAAGTCCCTGACCGAGTGTAGCTTTCAGGCTGTCAAGTCGGAGCTGTAAAATTCTTGTCTGATTTGCCCAGCTGTCCTGCGTTCGGACAAAGTCACCCGTCGCATTGGCAAGCTGGTCTTGCACAAACTTGTAACGCAATGTTACTTTTTCGGCTTCAGTCATTTTGGCTGTGGTTTTGCCGTAACCGTTTGCAAGAGCATAGCTATCAAGTGCGGTCTGCGTCATTACGATGCCTAAATCTTTTAAAGTTTCGGTTTCGCCCGAAAATACTGATTTAAGTTTTGTATAGGCTTCGTCCTGTCTGATGTTGTAGAATGAAGCGACATCGCCTGCAAGTCCTGTCAGCGTGGTTGACATATCATAGGCTTCTTTCTCTGTAAAACCGAAAGCCTCAGCCATTGAGCCGAAAGTACCGACATACCGCTTTGCCATTGTTTCGGACAAACCAAAAGAATTAGCTGCACTTTTTGCCCACTTGTCAACCTGTTTGGTCATTGCCGGAAAAGTAACATCAACAACATTCTGCACCTCCGCAAGGTCAGAACCAAGCTCAATGCACTCTTTGCCGAAATTTGTAATTGCATAAGTGCTGAAAGCAACAGCGGCAGTCTTTGCAAAGGTCTTAAGCTGATTTTTTACCCTTTCGATTGATTTGGTAACAGTAGTATTAACCTGTGCCAAACCGCCGTTAAAACCCGATGTATCAAGTTTCGTGTCAAAATTCAGATAACCGTCAACCGCCATATTTTCACATCCTTTCAATATAAAATAAAGGGCGTAGCAAATAGCGACACCCTTGGATATAAAAACAGCACATACCCGAAGATATGTGCTGTAATTAACAGATATTTAATTGTGGTTAATTTGCATTTGAAGCAAGTTTCTTTTGTGTAATACCTGCAATTGCAAGCTGTTCATATGGTTTAGGAGCTGACAAACTGTCGGGAATTGGAATTCCATATGTATCACAAGTCAGTTTATCCATTTGAGCAATTTCAAGAGGTGTACAACCTTTGTCTTTCATAATTGTACGCTGAATACGAAGATAATTTGCAACACCGTTGAGGTACTTTACCGTATCGGGAGAAATAAACGCATTGACTGCCTCTTTAACTCTGAAATAGGTTTCTTCAAGATTTTCAAACTGTTCCCACGCTTTGTCTGTATCAAGAATTTTGCAATGGTGGTTTGCTCCTCTTTCAGTCCAGAGGTAAAGGCGAGTAACCATATTGTTAGGGAAGTAACTTTCGGTTACTTCCTTTTTAAATTCTTTGAGTTCGTCACCCTGTAAATAGAAGTAATGCTTTCCCTCTATAAACTTTTCTTTATTCCTCTTGAAATTATTTCTGATATTTGTTGTATCAGTTCCATATGCTTCTGCAAGCATTGCTGTTGTAATAACTTTCTGTCCTTTGTATTCCATAGCTTTCATATCATTTAGTCCTTTCATCTTTTCATACTTTCCTGTGCAATTCTCATAGCATATGAGAACCCAAGCAAGAAGCCTAATTCTTCATGAGCAACCATTCCCTCAAGCATTGCATTTGAAGTGTCATCATAATGTCCATGCTTGCAAGAAGCCAAAGCATTGTTTATGGCTGTACTGGAAAAATCATTCACTTCTTTTACAAGAGAATTTTCTCCATACTCCTCGCCAGTAACATAGTCAGCAAATAAGTTATCTAAGTAACCATATTGCCTTGAAAATATATCCGCCATAATAAAAAACTCCTATCAATTGTTGTTTGACAGAAGTAGCCCTAAATGATATAATGGATTTCAGATAGAGTTACTCTGTCGGTGATAACAGTATCGTTCGACTTTCCACGGTGAAACGGTACTGTTATTTTTTTATATCGCTTTCCAACTTTTTTATTCCTCGGCTTATTGCTTCAGTTTTATTAACCTTTTCCTGCTCACAATATTTTTCTAATAAGTTTTTATCACTATCACTTATTCTAATACTGATTTTGTTAGGTCTGGGGTTGTTGGTTGGTCTGCCTGTTCTTGGTGACATCTAACTATCCTCCTTTCTTTTGTCTGGCATAATTATATAATATTGTCGGGCAAAAGTCAAGAAGTTTTTTATTTATTTTTTTAAAATTTTAGCCACCCCGTTTTGGAGTGGCTTTTTGTTTTAATTACGCTTTCCAGTGGCAATTGGGGCATTCCGCAACATTGCTATATGAGTTCATACAATGGCAGTTTGGGCATTCCCATTTATCGGGCGAATTGGTACTTCCGCTATTGTTTTCGTTGCTTTCCTCTGTTTCCTGTTCACCGCAAAGAAATTCAAGTTTTTTGAGAATACAGGAAATACCTGCAAAAATCATACAGAGAACCGCAACGGAAATCAGACAAATTACAGTCATTCCCATATTAAAGCCTGTTGTGAATTCTTCTGTAACAGAATTGTATGTGGAAGTCGGGAACTGAAAACCTGCAACAATACTACCGATAATTCCGGCAATACCGATAATCCAAGCCATAACTTCATAAAATTTACTTTTCATTGTTCATCCTCCTAAATGTTAAAACAATATAGTTTTTACTTAATCATACACTAACATTTAGAGAATGTCAACAATATGTGATAAGATACTACACTACACGAGCGAATTTATGAAGTCAAGTTCCTCTTTATCTTCTGCTGTGAATTTGGGCTTTAGGTCGATAAGTTCTTTATGTTCATTGTAGAAATCCCGTTCGGTTTTGTCGAGCTTTTTATGCTTTGCCTTTTTGGTGCGAATTGAAATCACCTGTGTAAACAAGCCGTCACCCACTTCATTAAACAAGCCGAGAAAAGTCCACCAATGCATATAATCGACTGTGCGTGTTTCCGCTCCTGCAACCTTATTGAGAGCAGGGAAGATTATATGTCCGTCCTGTTCCCAATCAAGCACCCTGACGGGCATTTGTCGGCTTTGCGGAATATCTCCGCCGTCAAGATACCAAGTTGCCCTGTCAAGTGCCTTTTGGTAATTTTCGGGGATTTCCTTGTAAAGGCACTCGACACACACTCGGCATTTTTCAAAATCGTTCAGATCATCGTCTGCATAGGCTTTGAAAATCAGCAGAGCAACACGGAAGTCAGAATTGATTTCGTAGTTTCTGCCGTCAACCTCAAGGCTTTTCGGCAGTAATTCAATCACTTTTTCACCTGTGAAGTGTATTTGCCGACTTTCTTATTGGAAATTTTCTGTGCCGATTCAAAATCAGCCTGCATAACAGGAATAAGCACTTCAAGGAAGTTTTCAAAAATCGGCTTACCGCCCGCAAGTGAAAGACAGTTAATTTCACCAAAGGCAACCGTGCAGACATCCGAACCGAAAATGTAGTTAATCTGTTCTCTGATGTCCTTGTCGCACTCGGTGATAAGCTGAATTGCGTCTGTGTTTTCAGCTTTTTCAGCGTTTTCATACTTCTTCTGAATCTGCTCAATATTCTTGACTGCCTCGTTGAGCCTTGCAAGAATGCCCACATCCGCGGTATTGATACGGATTACTGCGTTTTCGTCATCGCCAATCTGATACTCCTTGTAACCTCTGTCAAAAACAAGTTTCTGCATAAATCAATCCCTCCCCAAAGATTAAACCGTTGCGGTAAAGGTCGGCACTTTCTTCTCAATTGTAGCCGTACCCTGCTGTCTGTCGCCGTTAAATGCGATGTTGAACGGAATGTTCACACCGCCCTGAGCACCGCCGTAGGACTGTGGCTTTACGATACAGGTTTCAGTCCAAGCGTCATACGGACCTGTCTTTTTGTCTACTAAAACTTCAAGAATTGCAGTCTTACAGTCGTCGCCTGTAAGGCGATTCATTGCAATATCCTTAATCTTTTCATAGATTGCATCGCCTGTATTTGCGTAATAAGTGTCTGCGTCAATTGACGGTTCATAGCCGTTATCGTTTACAACCGTTTCATCAAGAATGTTCTTGACTGTTTCTGTGTCGGGGTTGAGTTCAACGGACAGATCCTCGATGTCACGACCAATCAAAAACCACTTAGGGGTTTCGCCTGTGCCGAATGAAGCGTCAATGTAGTGCATAAGATAACTTCTTTTGAGTTTACCGATATCGGGTGTTGTTGCCATAATTAAAATTCCTCACTTTCGATTTTGTAATCTGCGGTAATCTGTAACTGATACATTACATTACCGATTAAATTGCTGTCGGGTATGTCATAAAGCATACCGTTTGAACAGGTTATTTTTGTGAGCGTACCTGCAAGCTCATTGTTGCCAACCGTTACGGTCAGCGTTTGCCCCTTTGCCTGTTTTTCAAGCCACAGCTGTAACTCGTTAATAAGTCCGCTGTTGGCAAGTCGGTCATAGTCGTTAACCGACTGATAAACAGCGTACAAGATGAATGTGTGCTGTCGCTCCTGATTGCCGAGAACATCGGATTTAATCAGTGTGTCGCCTGTCGGAGATAAGCCGTAGCTGTCGGTGTCAGGGGTTGTGTAGTCAATGTGCAGAACATCGTTCAGCTTTGGAAAGCTCATCACAATGCTCTGCATAAGTTCAATTATGTTCATTCTGCCGTACCTCCTGCCACTTTAGCAGCACCCTGTAAAATCTCTTTTTTACGGTCGGCTTTCATTCGTTCAAACCACATCTTGCCGGCAAGAGGGTGCTTTGCCCGAGAATAAACAAGCATTTTGCCTGTTGGGTGTTTCTTCTGTCCTTTAGGGCTGAAATAGCCCACAATAACACCGTTTTTCTTAATCGGGATATTAGGACCGTAAACCTTGCCGTAGTAGAGATACCTCGCATACGGTGTGTTCTGATGAATTTCGCCCGAGCCTATAACCGTTGAGAGGGTTGCCGACTTTTCAAGCACGCCGTTTCTGAACGGTGTATAGGGTTTCATTAATCGTAAAACCGTGCTGTCAACATACTTTTGCACCTTTAATACATCGCCATTTTTGCGGACTGCAAACTTTTTATCCCAAAGGAAACCTGCCGTTCCGTTTTTTGACCTGATGACAAAATCGGGCGGTTGAACAATCTTCATACAATCACCTCGCCGAAATTTTGATGTGCTGTAAATCGGTTACGCCGTAGAGCTTTTCATCAATCGACATAACCGCATAGCACCTGTGTTTTTGCTTTAGCGTTTTAAGGCTTTGTGACACGCTCTGAGGGCTTGAATTATCAAAGGTAAAATTACACTCACCCTTGATAATAATGTCCTGTGCACTGTTCTGAGGAGTGCATAGCTGACCTGCAAAAAGGTTTTCGCTCGGCTTTAAAAAGCCGGGCAAAAGTCCTGCGGATTCAATCGGAATATACACCGTCACGCTGTCAGCGTTCTGCATTCCGCTTTTAAGCACATTGCGAGCCTTGTTCTCCTGCCAATGACATTCGGGAATGAAATATCGGTCATAGCCCGAGCCGTTGAATCTGTAAATTGTGCAGGAGCTTTCAGGGGTAATAATCATCTGCGACCACCTCTGTACAGTAAATCGGTGTCGGCAAGATACTTGTAAATTGTGTGTCTGACAGCCTTTTTATGAGCGGTTTTACGCTCTTCTTCGGACACATAGCTTACGGATTCATCACCGACGCTTGCAGATGAAATTCCTGAATTTGCAGACTGCTTTTCATCGTTATATATAAGCTCTGCAAGCTCACAACAGCAGAGTTTTACGCTTTCGGGAATATTGTTCCCGTCAACATTTTCGCCTGTGTATGCCTTAATGAGCAGGGTTGCAGAGCGTGCATAATAATCAAAGGCGGAAACTATGACCGCCTTTCTGCCACAGAGATATTCAGAAATGTAATAGCCTTCATCGGCATAAGCGGTCATAGTAACACTCCTTTAAGCCTCTACGGCTGAATGGCAGTAGATACCTGCCTTTTTATTCTCGTAAACATCGGCAATACCGACCATACGATAACCAAACTTCCAACCGTCAGAACTCTGATTAACTGACGGCTCAATAACCTTTGTGTCAAGGTGCTTTGTGAACTGAATCGGAGCAGAGCCGTGAATAATCATAAAGTTGATATTCTTGCCCGAAGTCGCCTTTTTGTAACCGCCCTTTTCCTTGCTTGAGGATGTGCCGTCAAGCTGTTCAATTGCTGTATAGAATCTTGACTGCGGCACAAGTGTGGTATCTGCAAAACGGCTGAGAACCTCCCTTGACTTTGTTGTGTCAAGGTCCTGCACAAGACCGTAAAGCGGTGATGTGATGAAAAGGTGTCTGTTCTCGAAAGGAACTTCGTCCTCATCCATTTTTGTTGAGGCTGTGCGGAGAGCCTTTACAACCTCTTCGCCTGTTGTGAGAGTTGCACTCACGGAAGAAATACCGCTTGTACCGGCATACTTTGCAAAGCGGAAAGCGTCAAGCTCGGGAACAACCTTTGTGCGGATAAACTCGCCCGAAAGTCTGCCGAATGCAATGCCTGCCGTTTCTGCGTTGTCCATTGTGTCAACCGTGAACATTCTGCCACGGTCAAAGTTACATTTCACGGTTTCGTTCGTAAGCTCAACATCGCCGTCAACATAACCGCTGTTGCGTGAGTAGTCTGCAAGACCGTCCATTGTGAGCATCGGAATGATAAGCTCGTTTGCGTTAGCGCCCTGTGTTGCAAGGTCTGACGCACCGTCAATTTTGCTCGTGAGTGCCGACTGCTTATAGACCTCATCAAGCAACGCTGTGTACTGTTTAAAAAGTGCAATTGTGTTTGCCATAATAAAATCACCTCATAGATTTAATAAAATTATTTCTTTTCGGCAGAAAGTCCCATAGCCGCACGCATTGACGCAAGCGGATTTGAGCCTGTACCGCCGTTACCTGTTTCGGTTGCACCGACAGGATTCTGAAAAGGCTCGTCAGAACCGAACATATAGCCGTTTTCGGACTTAACCTGTTCGAGAGCCTTTTTGATGTCATCTGCCTGATTTTTAGATGTTTTCAGGTTTTTAAGGTCAAGCAGAGCCTTGACAGCCTTTGAGTTTCTTGCACCGCTTTCCGAAATTGCACCGTCAAGCACGGAGTTAAATTCCATATCCGCAATCCTTGTCTGATACTCGTTTTCCTTTGTTTCAAGTTCGCCGTTGAGCTTTTTGATTTCGCCCTTGAGCTCGTCCACATTGACACCCTCAAACTTTTTGAGTGCAGTCTGTGCAGTTTCAAGCTGTGACTTGTAGTTGTCCCTTGATGTGCGGAGCTTTTCAACCTCTGGTACGGTTTTGTAATTCTCCGCAAAGGCTTTTTCAAAGTCAGCCTTTTTATCATCGGGAACTGTAAAGCCGATTTCGGAGAGAAGTGAGTGTATATTCTTCATAGTAAATCCTTTCTGCATTGCTTGTATTCCGCTTTGCCTGCGGTAGAAATTCAGCCGTTGTAACCCACGGCAGGGTAAAATAAAAGCACCTATGCAATCAAATGCAAGGGTGCTTAATCTGCTTTTTCTGTTTTAACTGCTTTGGCTCTCGGCTTTTTAGGAGCGTCAGGCTTGGCTTCAACTGCAAAGCCGCCGTCAATGAGCTGTTTGGCTCGTTCATCAGAACATTCAAAAACTTCATTCACAGGTCGGGTTACATAACCGTTCTGCCTGTCATTAAATGCTGTTGTTACTCTGATTTTCATTCTGTCACCACCTTTCTAAACCGGTCGAAATCGACGGGTTTAACTGTTAATCTTTACTCTTAAATGTAATCGGCAAAATCTGTTTAGGCAGGAAGTTAATTTCATAACGGTATTTGTCCACTTCTGCACCGCTTATGTCCTCTACAACATACATAGTTTCATCATTAAGACCTATGATATGCTTTTTGTATTCACCCTTGCCCGTTTCGCAGACAACCTCAATTTGGTTATCATCATTATCGACCTGTAATGAAAAAGCGGCAACAAGTTCAAATGACGGCTTATCGGTTCTTGTGTTAATAACCGTAAGCCTGCGTATCACATTGAAATTGTCTGCTTCCTGCGAAACATTGTACGATACCTGCGTTGCCTCGGTACAGCCCACAGTAACCAGTACGGTTGTTGCAATCATAACTACCATAAGTACAATTGCTAAAATTCTTTTTCTCATAGTATCAAACCTTTCTTTGATTAATAATAAAAAAGCACTCTGATCTCTCAAAGTGCTGATTCGATGTGTTAAGTTTTGTCTTGGTAAGTTACAGGCAAGTTAAACAACAAAACCGCCCTTTTTACGGAGCGGTTAGTTTTTGTTTCTTTGTTTTTCAAGTTCTTTAATTATTTCGTCAAGACGTTTTGAAGCTTCTTCGTTAGAACCATCTAAAACAGATTTGTTTATTTCTTCCATTCAAATAAACCTCCTTCTTGATGTTTACTTAAAAATTTATCAATAACCTTTCTGTATTCACTGTCAGAACCTGTTTTTATCCTCTTTTTTTCCATTCGTTGTAACTCTGTTAAAAGTGATAGTCTGTCGTATCCTTTCAACTTTGTTAATACTTCAATGTTGCCATCGTTTTTCACAATAGTAAATGTTTTTATACTATCATTCTTAATAAATTCGATAATATCATTTAAAGAATAACTGCTGTTTCTCGGGTGATTGTGCATAACAAATAAATCTTTGCCTTGAAGTGCTGATCCAAAATCTATTTTTTCATCAGTTCCTTTAATAGGCTCTGTAATCATTTTGGACACATCATTTTTTAACACGAAGGCAACTTCTTTATTGTCATTTTGTTCTTTTGAAAATTTCAAAAGCTCCTTGTGCTGTTTTTGAATTTCCAAACACTGCTCTTCTGTATAACCTTCAATATCAACTTTAGGAATACAACTGATAGCTTTATCGGTTATCGGAGTAATAGGCTTTTTACTTTTCTCTTTTATTATACCACTTTTACCCGATTTTGCAACAGATTCAGCGGTGATTTTATTGACACTCTCTGCCTTTTTCGGGAGTTTTGAGCCTAAGGCATTTTTGCCGTTTACGGTTACTCTTTCCCATTGTTCGGGAAGTCCCATAGCTTTTGAAAACTTTACATATTCGTCCTGCCTTTGAAAGTATCGGACCTTTGCGCCTGTGATTGTATCGTCATTGGCACCGCCCTGTGTGAGCAGTTCAATCTTCTGTCGGTCGGCACGCATTGCAGTTTCAAGCTGTCTTTGCCTCTGCTGTGCCTCATATGCCGTGTACTGTCTGCCGTTGTATTCTTTCGGCGTGTTCTCTTCCTCGTTCATACGGTCAAGTTCTTCTTCGCTGTATGTCGGCTTGTCAACACCCTTGATGAACGGCGAATAGCTGTGATAGCAATTCGCACCGCAAAGACCCGTTACTGTACCAAGACCGCAGACGGTTTCAAGTTCCTTTTTGCTGTACACTCTGCCCTGCCACACCTGATGTGTCGGTCTTGCCCCACGGTGATAGCTGACCTCGAAATATTCCGTGCCGAGCTGTTCGGCGTTGTCCTCGTTGACCTTTGCAACCACCTGATTAAAACCTGTCATCAATGCCCTGCGAACCGCCACATCAACACGATTGCTCCAACCGCTTGCATAATCAACGGTACGCAATCCGCTGTCGGTCATAGCTTTAACCGCTTTTTTAAGGACTGTGTTATAATCAACCGCACCGCTTGCAATCTGCATAAGTCCGTTGTCAAGAGTGCGTTGGTAAAAGTCCGCAAGCGGAGTAAATGACAGCGTATTGTCGGCATCTCTCACGGCGAATCCGAGTGAGCCTGTAATGTTCCTGTACTCCGATTTTGTCTGATTTTTGACCGCCTTTACAAGTTGTTGCAACTGTTTATTTTCTGCATAAGGAATATACTCTTTGCCCTTGCTTGTATAAAGCTCCTCATTTCTTGCATATCCCGATTTCACGACTTCGTCATAGATTCTGTCGATTTCATCGTCAGACACATCGAGCGTGCTTTGAATAAGGCTGTCTATTTCATCCTTACTCACGCCCAATTCATACAAGCGGTTTATCTGCCAATCGGCGGCAGAGGTTATCTCCTCACCGTTAGCTTTCAAACGCCCCGTAAGGTCGGACATAATGTTCAATTGCAAACTGCGGTACAGCTGTTCCATAGCCGAGGGCAAAGCCTCAATTTCAGTCGGAGTGAACATTATTCGATAACCTCAGAGGACTGCGGAAGATTCTTTTTCGCTGTCTTTTCGTCTTCTCCATACCACTTCATACGGTACTCATCAGGTCGCATAATACCGAGGTTCAAATCCTGAATATCCTGCTTGCGTTCGGTTTCTTCGTCAGTCAAAATACTGTCCTTAAAATCACACACAAACGAATAACCGCTTGTTGTCAGCGAATTGTAAAAGGCAAGAGCATACACCAAATCATCAAGGCAATAGCGAAGTTGTTTCTGAATTGCCGACACGGTGTTGTACTTCCTGCCCTTTGCCGACTTAATCTCCGTAGCAGTCTTTGCAACTGTTTCGGGGTTTGAAAGGTCACCGTATGCAAGACCGACCGCAAATTCAATCATACGCAGATATGTATTCAAGCCGTCCGTAATGTCGGACTGTCGGAACGCAGGCGAAAAGTCCTTGAACAGTTCTTCGTCGCCCAAATCCACATCAACGGCACGGTACAAACGCCTGTTAAGTCTGTCGGCTTTGCCGTCCTTTAATGCGGCAGAATCAACATGAATCGCACGCTCTCCGCTTTCAAATTCCCAGTCAAGCCGTCCGAACTGCATATCGGCTTTCTGAATGATTTCAAGTCCGCTGTCAAAAATTGACATACCGCATGATGAGCCGTCAACCGTGTTTTTAATCGGCACTCTGAAATAACCGAACGCAGGTCTTTTCATATCGGGGTATGTGACCGCAGGCGGTAAGTCTGCCCATTCCTCAATCACACCGAGGGGAATTTCCGTTCCGAGAACTTCGGGAGACACCGAGCGATAAGCCGTATTCGTAATTGTCAAGCCTTTATCCTTGTCAAGGCTGTGAAATTCAAGCCTTGTGTAGTAATTGTCGCCGATTTTCTTAAATTCGGGGAAAATAACCTTTACAAGCCTGTGCTTTGAATCAAACTCAATCGGCACAAAGGCATTTGCAGAAATGTACTGCACCCTGTCACCGCCCAAAGGCTTGATAACCATAGCACCTGTTGCAAGACCTGACTGTAACTCCGAATTAAGCTCCTCGGTTGCAGTTTCAAACAATTTTGACAGCGTTTCATTTGAGATGTTCACCGTCATTTCGTTAAGCGTAACGTTAGCAAACTCCCTTGTGATTGACTGCTCAAGCCTCAAACTAATGACATTTTCATCAAGCCACGGAGCTTTGCCGACATAGCAGTTTTGCCATACGCCGATAGCCTTTTGCATTTCTGCCGTAATCGCAAGCCGTAAATTAAGCGCCTGCCGAATATTTTCAAGCGGAAACATTCGCCTCCACACTCCTTTCAAAAAATCTATAAGTCCCATTATTCACCTCTGCGTTTCCATACTCTGTTCATTGCATATCTGACAGCGTCAATATGGTGGTTGTCCTTATCGGGATAACCGCTGATAACATTGCCGTCCTTGTCACGCTCGTATTCATAGTCGAGAAACTCCTGTGCAGTATGCGGACAGCGTGTGTTATCAATCACAATCTCCCGTAAAGACTGCAACCACTTCATCGAGTAAACAACCGAACCGGGTCCTTTTTCTGCCGAACGAGCCATTAAACCGTCAGCCCTGTAATCGCCGACTGACTTCTGTTCTGCATTGTCGCAAGTGATTAAATCATTGCTTGTAACTCCGTGCTTAGTTCTGAGCAATTCGGCTGTTTCCCTGTTGCTTTTTTTGTTGCAATGTTCCTCGTCAAAAATAATGAGCTTGTGTTGACTTGGAATATAAGTCATACAATCATAAGCAAACGGATCAGGATACCAGCCCCAGTCAACTCCTCTGTAAAATCTATCAAAGGTCTGAATTTCGTCATCTGTGACCTCACGAATAACAACATTATCAAATACATTGCCGCCTGTGCCGTTAGCAATGCCCATATACTCGTTTTCATAGGCGGTAGGGTTTGTTTCTTTCAGGAACTCTGCGTCATCTATAAACGGCTTTCCGAGCCATTTTGACGGTACTGTAAGGTATGTACTCTCAATAACAAGCCTGTCTTGACGGGGAATTTTAACATACTTGTTCGCCCAGTTCTGTGCAGATTTCGGAGGATTAAACGATTTAAATTTAAAAGCCGTGTCACCGCCACGAATCACCGACTGTTCAATCTTTCTGACAGCTTCCTCCCCCGTGAACTGGTCAAGTTCTTCAAACCACACAACACCGATATAGCCGAACGGTACTTTGATTGATTTAATCTTGCCCGGATCATCTGCTCCACGGAAGTATATTTTCTGTCCTGTGCTTACCCTCGTGATTTCGAGAGGTGACACGGTGCAGTTAAACTCGCTTTCAAGACCGAGAGCAGAGATTGACCACAAAATCTGCTGATACACCGAACTGCGCAGAGTGTCGGCTACCTGACGAAAAATACAGGCGTGCATATCCTCGTTCTTCATAAGCAAATCAATAACATTCAGACTGACGAAAGACGATTTTGTTGAACCTCTTCCGCCGGGAAAAACATATTCCGAATGTTCTTTACCCTCAATATCAAAAAGCACCGACGAAAACGACGGTGCAACCATATTAGCCGGTATTCCTTTGTACTCCGAACTATCACCCTTTGGCGGTTCAGCCTTTTTGCGTTCAATGTCGAGATAGGCATTGTCGAGCTTGATTTTATGATTTTCAAAAACATTGTCACGGATAATATTTCTTAATTCTTTAATGGAATTAACATCACCCGTTTTAGCCTTTTTGAGAAGTGCCGCATTTACAACGAGCAAATTATTGACCAAATCTTCGTCAATCTCATCAACATTAACTCCCATATCAATAAGCATTTCCCAGTCGGCAGGAGTGTTGGCAGGCAACGAAAGTAACATATCCATAACCTGTTTCATACTCTTTTTACGGCGGCGTGACTTGCCCGAAGCCTTACCGCCCTTTGCTCCGTTTTTCACGGCTTCATCACGGCTTTGGTCAGATGTAAATGGTATTAAATTTTTCTCATTGGGCAATCACCTCACCTCTTTTATCTGATTTTTCCCTCACAACACAAAACCGCCCTCAAACGAGAGCGGTCTGTGCGATTTTTTAGGGGGACATAAATGCCTATGTCGTTTTGTTGCTTTCTTCAGTTTACATTATACCGCACCTAAAACGGAAAAACGGACAAATTTACCAATGGTGGCGGTTGCACATTTTTCTTATGTTGTCGGGGGTATTGATTCCGCCTGTATCGACTGCAATCTTCGCCCAGCTGTATTTTAAGCCGAGGTGCATAAACAGGCAATTCTCCACAAAGTCTTCACGAGAGAGGCTGTTCAGGGCTGAATTTCGGCGAATTTCAAGGTTCTGAATATCCCTTTGAATATCTGCAATCTGCACCACCGCATTGCCCACCCTGTCGGATGTCTGACCTGACGGAACAATTCGTTCACCCAGCGTCACCGCCGTGTTGTCCGCCTCAGCCTGAATCCGTGCCATTTTCGCCCTCAGCCGTGAAATCTCTCGGTTGATATCCTTAATCTCTCTCGCTGTCAATCCGTATCACGCTCCTGTTTCATTTTTTGGCGGGTGTTCATTTGACCACCTCTGCACAATACTGATTGCCCTTTTCGGGTACTTATTTTCAATATTTGTGCAATCGTTACCGTGTCTTAAAGGGCAGTCGATACACTCCAAAATGCTTGCACACAGCCTCTCTTTTTCGGCAAAATAATTTGCAGTAATATTACAATCAATCATTTTCTTTATTCTCCTTTAATTTTTCGGTTATTCTTTTGGTTAAGCCGTTTTCGTTTGTTAGGCATTCTAAGGCTTGGAGGGCATTGATTACGGTTTGCTCGTTGGTTTGGGACTGATACATCTTACGGACGAAGTCGGCGCTTTTCTTTACATTATCCATAATTCTTTGTGAGAGCATACGGTATTCGTCTGCGTCGTTTCTGTCACGCTTATACTCCGTTCTGAGCTTGTCCTGCCATTCAAGGCAGATGTTTATGTCCCAGCCTTTATGACGGTTGTTGTAGCCTACCTTTGCAAGCCTTGAAAAGTATTTATACTCGGGCGGAGGAAAGCTTGAATAATCAAGCTGACCGTCAATCGCCTTATCTTCAAGCTGTTCAAATACCTGTGGATTGCTGAAATCATATTTTTTCATAATATACCTCTTTCGGAGGGTAGTGGAAGGTTTGGGGCTATTTTAAAGAACCCTTTCTATATATATAATATTAGTTTATTTTTCTTATACGAAAGGTTAGAAAAACCGTCAAACCCTCCACCACCCTCCACCTCAACATTCTTTAAAAAGTGAAATGCCGTTGAAAAAGTTATAGTTTTTGCCTCTTACCTTTTCAAATCGTTTGGCAAGCTCGGTGCTGAACTTGGTATTTGACATACGATACTCGTTGTTGCTCTCTGCCCAGCTTGTATAGGCGGCATAGAGCGTACTTGCCTGCACCGAACCCTCTAACACACATTTGTCCTCGATAAATGCGGAAATAACATCCATTTCACGCTTGTACTCTCTCACGCTCTGAAGAACGGCAGACGGCATTTTTAAGCCCTCTTTCTGCCACAGAATACAGCCGTCAATGCACCATTTGAAAATTGCGGTCATTTCTGCCTTGAGCTTATGCGTAAGGTTCTTGTCAATCTTATCCTCGGGTATCTGAACATTGAACGGAATCATATGTATTCTTCGCCAAATGCCTGTATCCGTGCCTCGGATGATCGGTTTATGGTTTGTCGCCATCCACAGCTTAAACTCGGGCTTGAACTCAAATTCCTCGCTGTACAGCTTTCTTGCCGTTACGGTATCGTCACCCGTAAGCTGTTTGAGAAGTCCCTCATTAATTCGCACGCCCTCGTTCGGCTCAACCGAGGTGACAAGCCTTGCACCCTTTAACCGTGCAATGTCGCTGTTTATGGCACTGCTCTGAGAGTTTCTTACCATGATTGTTTCAGGCTGAATGTTTGCGGCATAGTCGCCGAATACATCACGGATAACATCAATAAATGTACTCTTGCCGTTTCGTCCCGTACCGTAAAGGAAGAATGCGCATTGCTCGGCTGTTGAGCCTGTCAGACTGTAACCGACCGCCTTTTGAATGTAGCGAATAAGCTCCTTATCGCCTGCAAAAATATCGTCAAGGAATGCAAGCCAACGGGGACACTCTGCCGTTTGAGAACAGTCAACCGAAGTAATCTTTGTGAAATAATATTCGGGATTATGCGCCCTCACTTCGCCGTTTTTAAGGTTGATTATTCCGCTTGGGGTGTTTAATGCCATACGGTATTTATCCATTTGTGCCGGAAGTACGGGGATATGGTGTTCAACCTCGTTGAGCATTGCTTTTTTTGACTTATTGGAGCGGCTTGCTTTCATATGCTTTTCAAATGCTTTCGACATATCTCCGCCGCTTTCCTCATCAGCCTGCAAGTATAGCTTTGCCTCGGCTTTCATAGCCTCAACGCTCTTGTCTGCCATTCTTAACACAACGCCGATATTGTCAACACACCACTTCATAGAATTGTAGTAGTACCATTTTTTCTCTGTATAACAATACCTTACATTATCACCGAATAAATCAACAAACCTGTCAGCATTGCCCATATCGTCAAAGGTGTAGGCACGCATTTTTTCTTCGTCAACCGCTTGAACAGCCTTGCCGTTGCTGATTGAAATTGAATAATCGTTATGCTGTTTTGGGTTATAGGTCTGCGTACAGCCCGACACAGCCTTTTGCAGGGTTATAATGCCGTAGGTTGTGCCGGACTGCTTTCTGTCCCACTTGTCACGCATTAAGCCTGATTGTCTGAAAATCGAATCCATCTTGTCGGTATCGCAACCGCACCAGAACGCAAGCATATTGCAGAACGCCATATCAGCCTCGCTCTGTGACGCATAAGCCGAAAAATCACCGCTGTATAAGGCTCTGAAAAGATTGCCGTTTTTGGCATTGCAGGCAGCCCTTACGATATCGTCAACCGTATTGAGATTAGCCTCAATGTTACGGAGCTTTGGCTGTGGCTCTGTTGCCTTGCCGAGATATTTTGAATGTAATGGCTTTATGCTTTCGGTGCAATCGTTTATGTAGGCATATTCCGAGCAGTAATCGCCTGTCACAACGAAAAATCTGCCGTTTTCGTACATTTCAAAGCCGCCCGAATCATTCTTAGCCTTTCTTCTGCCCTCGGGAAGAGTTCCCTTACAGATTATGTGAACACCTGTTTTACTCTGCGAAAACTCGGTATAACTTTGCAAAGTGTTCACAAACTCGCTGATTATGTTGTCAGCTCCGCCGTTTTTGTAGTCCTCAATATCGTTTGGCATATCGTCAAGGTCAACACCGAAGAACGGTGAATTTGAGAACATAAAGCCTATGCCTGAATATTTGACGGATTCTCTGACTGCTGTTTCAAAATCTGACCAAGTGTCCGAGTTATTCGGCATTGCAAAGCCACCCGTTCTTGGATTTATCGGTTTCTTTGAAATTCCGCTGTGCGATTTCGGATCTGGATATGACTGCCAGCACACCCAGTTTTTGTAACCTTTCAATTCCTCGGGAACTGCAAAATATTTATTTTTATTTGGGTTTAAATTTGTAAAGCCCATTTTTTCACCTCCATATATGGGTATAAATACGGTGAAAATTGCATTGTTTTATGCAATTCCCGAAGAATTTCTTTAAAATTAGAACGGCAAATCATCATCAATCGGCATATCAACAAAGCCCTGATTTGCTGTCTGTGCAGGTGCATAACTCTGCTGTGGCTGTGCATAGGCTGTTGCCGTGCCGTTCTGCGACTGTTTGAAGGTATGCTTTACTGTCGGATACTTTGTAGGATTGAGCCAGCTGACTTCTTCTCTTTTTTTGCCGTTCCATTCGCCGTGCTTAACGGTTACACGAACAGGCTTTTTCACAAGCTCACCGAGGAACTGTTCAAGGCTGTCATAGTCCTTGCCGTCGGGAAGTCCTGCCGCCTTGCCGAGAGCCATAACCTGATTAAAGCCGTATCCGTTTACCTGCATATCGTTCTCGGTCGGTTCTATGCGTTTCCACAAGGTATGGAAGATATATCCGTTTTTATACCCCTGCTCAACATCGTTTCGGATAACGAACGAAATGTTCAGGCAGGTTTTTTCCTCGCCTTTTGAATTAGTGTAGTCACGCTCCTCTGCCTTTGCTATAAGACACTCATAATCGCCCTCGGGCTTGAGTGAATCAGGCTGTGCCGCCTCGCTCCAATTTGCTTTAAATCCCATAATTTTACTCCTTTGTTATTAACTCTATCGCCTCATCGGCACTTCTGCATACTCCTGCAACAGCACCGTTGAGTTTCATCATATTTATAAATTTCTGCTGTTTTTCTGTTGGTTTACCTTTGGGAGTTTTAACCTCGATAAAAACCGCCCTGCCGTCTGATTTTCTGACACCGAATAAATCCGAAAATCCGGGCGGAACTCCCGTGTTGAAATATCTTCCGTCCTTTGTAAAGCCTGCTCCCACATTGATACGGAAAATATCGCAGTACGGTGCGATTGCAACACGGATTTTGTTCTGAATTGCGTGCTCTTCTGTCAAGCTATCATTCCTCTCTTTCGTGCCTGAAAATATGCCCAGCCTGTTTTGTAGCCGTGGCTTTTTGCATATGCAAGCAAGTCCGCATAGCTGTGGCAATCGTCGGGTGTGCTGAAATCAAGCTTGAATCCCTCAACCTTAATAAGCTTTGCGGTGGTATCGGTTTCAACGGTCCTTTCGGCTGTCGGGAATACATAACCGCAATGCGGACACACGGCTTTCTGTCCTGCCGGCGGTGCTGAAAATGTAAAGAAACATTCGGGACATTGTCTGACCTTTTCCTCCTGCTCCTTTTCGATTTTTTTAACACTCAGCTTTTTGCGTTTTTCAAGCGTCCATTCTCGGTCGTCATCAGGCATTCCGTGCCTTGCATAGTTGCCGACATGGTCAATGATTACCGCCCTTTTGTTTGGCTTATAGCGCATACATCGCATTGACTGCTGAATGTAAAGCGTAAGGCTGTGAGTAGGTCGGAGCAGAATTGTACATTCGCAGTCGGGCACATCAAAGCCCTCTGAAATCAAATCCACATTGCAGAGGATTGTAATTTTGCCGTTCCTGAAATCGGCTATAATCTGTTCTCTCTGTGCCTTTGGAGTAGCTCCGTCAATATGCTCGGCTGAAATTCCTGCGTCACAGAATGCCTTCGCCGTTGCAAGACTGTGCTTTACCGAGGAACAGTAACAGACGGCTTTTTTACCGTCTGCAAGCTGTTTGTAGTATTTGATAACATCACCGAACACGGTGTTTTTTATCATTGCCTTTTCAATATCCGCTGTTACATATTCGCCCATTTTAGTATGTAAACCCGTAAGGTCGGCAACGCTCGGCGCATAGTAATCATACGGGGCAAGGCAGTTATGCTCAATGAGCCATTTTGTACTCACCCCGATTATGAGCTTGTCGTTGACATCGCCCAATCCGTCACCGTTTAAGCGGACAGGTGTTGCGGTGACGCCAACCCTCGGAACATCTGCGAAATGCTCATATATCCGCTTGTAGCTTTGTGCAAGGCTGTGATGATTTTCGTCTGTGATGATAAGTGCGGGTTTTGGCAGTTTCTTCAATCTTCGTGTAAAGGTCTGCACCATACCGATTTGACACAAGTCCATAAGCACACCCCAGCGGACAAAGGTTCTGAATATTTGGTCAACAAGCTCTCTCCTGTGAACAAGGAACAGCACCCGTTTCCCGTTCCAAGTTGTTCGTCTTGCAATTTCTGCAACAATGCAGGATTTTCCGCCGCCGCAACCGAGAACTATGCAAGGGGCTTTGTAACCCTCTCGCCAAGCCTGTCTTACCTGTTCAACAAGGTCATTCTGATACGGTCGAAGTTGCATTGTCCGCACCATCTCTCTGCTTTTCCTGTTTCTTCTGCTTTATCAGCCTTGCAACACACTGCATACAGAGCTGTCTGCCGTAATTTTTTGTTGTGCCGTCAATGATCTGTTTAACGGTGCGTTTGCCGTCCGAAAGTATCGGTGCTTTGCACTCATCACAATACTGTTCGGGTTGCATTGAATAGTATGTTCTCAATGCTTCATCAACAATTTTAAGGTCATTTGATATGTACATTGAATCAAACAAGCCTATCGGACTTTTACAGGTATCGTTACCGTCCGTTTGTGTTGCAAAAAGATACTTGCCGTCAACGACAACAGTTTTTAAAACCGTGGTAAACATTCCCTCGACCGAGATTTTTTCGTCAAGCAATTTGCCGATTGTTTTGGCTTTCTGTCTGCCGTTTTCGTCGGTTTCAATATGGCTGAGAAAATAAACAATCGTGTCATTCGGGAGAGTTTCAACCTCTTTCACAAGCTCCCAAAAATTTTTACCGATATCGGTAAACTTCTGAAAGCCTGTTTCCTTGGCTCTTCTCATATACTCGTTAGCCATGAGATACTGTGCGTCATCAACTGCAATCGACTTGCATTTCTGCTTTTTGATAAAGTCCTCAATATCTATGTAGTTGTCGGAATTGATTGAAGAAGTAAATTTTGTCCTGAACGGAAGTGATTTTCCGTTTACATTTACAAGAGCAAGTTCATTTGCTTTGAAATTTCTTAAAGAGGCAGATTTTCCGCTGCCTGAATATCCTAAAACCAATATAGGTAATCCCATAAATAACACCTCACTTAATACTTAACGACTGCTTGGCTTCCATATGTACGAAGGGGATTTCTTCGCCCTTTTTGCAGATAGCCTTGACATCATTCTTTTTCACTTCGGGCATACTGTACTTCAAAAGGTGGTCAAGATTGTGTTCCTCCGCCCACTCAATAAATGAAATTTCATCATCAACAACAAGGCTCGGCGCATTATTCTTAACCGAGATGACCGCCTTTGGCATATCAATCCTCTTTCTGCCGAGTGCCTGCATTGAATTGAGCAGGTAGGCTTTGAGGTTCTCCGCCTGTTTTTCTTTTTGTGACTGTCTTTTTGCAATTGCCGCCTTTTCGGCTTTAAGCATTTTAGCCTCGGCAAGAAGCTGTTTGTAGTAGATTGCAATGCTCTCAGCTTTCTCGTCAAATTCGCCCTCAATACCCGTGAGAGTATCAAACCACGCTGTCAACATCTTGTTGCGGTATGCGTCCACATTGGCGATGATATTGCCGTCATCATCAATCGGCATTCCGTCTGCATTCGTATCGGGTTCCCATTCGTTGATAGCGTCAAACTGATTAAATAAATCCGAGTACATCTCGGTAAGCTCATAAAGTTTCATTGTTGCTCCCCCTTAAAGATTTATGTTTTGTGTGGCAAGTGCCTCTATTAAATGTTCAACCTTACCTTTGAAAAATTCCTTGTCCTGTGACTGCTTGGCGAAATCGAGCATACGGACAAAGCTGTCATATGCAATTGAAAAGTATGCCTTAAAGACATCCTTGTCATCTGATGGACCGTCAGCCGTCTGAACATTTTGCAGTCTTTCTTCGTACTCCTCTTTCTGCTTGCGAAGAGCCTCCTGCTTTTCATCCTCAAGCTGTTTTCTGACGATTTTTTCGTTATTGCGATACTCTTCTTCGAGTTCGTCATAATGCTTAATGTTCTCCCTTTCCAAAGCCTTAATCGTTTCATTGAGTCTGCGTTCATTGTCGCTCGGCTCTGCAACGGCAACTTCGATAGGACGGCTTTCAAGCTCCTGAACTTTATTCGTCAGCTTGAAATTTTTATTCTTTTCCTCTGCAAGCTGATTTTCAATATTGCGATAGCTTTCTTTTGAAGTGTCCGCCTGCTGTTTGTAATAGTCGGCATCTTTCTTAGCGTTATTGAGCTGTCTGCAATAGTCAATGCTTTTGTCGGTTGCCTCCTGTTTTTCAGCTTTAAGGCTGTCAATTTCAGCCTTTAACTGCTTAACCGTTGTGCTTTCAAGGTCGAGCTTTTCGGCAATTTCAGCCTGTTCAGGTTCGCTTACTGTTGCAAGAAGAGCAAGTTTTGTAACTCCTAAATGTCCACTCGAGTGGACATTTTCAAGCTTTATATTTTCGATTATCGAAATATACTTGTGTGCTTGCTTACGATTAAACCCTACCTCTGTTTCGCAGTAGTCCTCAAAATTCTGATATCCAAGCTCCTTATACAGCTTGTTGTCACGCATTGTTTTAAGTCCGTTGCACATATCCCATATGTTCTGCTGTGCAAGGTTTGCACTTACGATTATCTTCTGATGAAGTTCTATCGCCTGCTTATGCTGTTCGCTTACTGTTATTTCTGACATTTTTTATATCCTCCAAAAATTCAGCGTATTGCTTTTCAAATTTCTTGATTTCATCCGGCTTTTTAAATCCGCTGTCACGCTCATTTTTGTAACCGTGGCACTGCATTATTTCCAATGTTTCGGGATTTACTTCAATCGTAAAAAACGGGATTTTCGGTTTATCTTTATGACGAATGAAAAGTATTATCGTGTCACCTCTTGCGTGCCGTCTTACATATCCGCCGACGCAATGCTGTAATATTCTGCCCTCTGCTATTATTTCTTCACCGCTTTTTGGGGCAAGCATTATAAGGCTGTCTGTGCTCATCAGCAACGGAGAAAGTGTCTTTGCCATTTTTGCAATCTGCTCCGTTTCTTCTTTGTTTGCATAGAAAGCAACCTTTTCAAGCGTTCTGTCGTGAGCCTCTTCAAGATGAGCCGGCATTATTTCTTCGATACCCTCGGGAAGTTTTTGGCAGTTATCAAGATAATCCTTCCACAGCATTACTCTCCGATTGTTTTTGCCGTACTTCAGAATCTGTCTGTATGTAAGGTTATTTTTGTGAAGTTCATCTACAGCATAAGTACTGAGCTTTGACAGCTTGCTTATGAACTCGCTTGCCATATGAATGGTCGGTTCTTCCTTTATCACACTGCGGTAAAGTTCAATTGCACTTGAATCATAATCTGCGAAAAAGTGCATATCCTCCTTACGACATCCGAGCATTTTAAGCAGATTGGTTTCTTTCCAATGAATTTTATTGAGTGATAGTTTGCCGTCAATCAAAAGCTCTGCAATATGCTCAAAACCGCCTTTAATCAGGTATTCTGCATTATTGTGCCTTACATATATGTTCAGCCATTTGAGAATCCCTTGAACCGTATATCTGTTTGAAAGCTCATCCGCACACGAATATCTGAGATCCGTATCGGTTATTACATCGAGATTTAAAAGTACGGTTGAGCCCCAGCCTGAATACAAGGTTTTTTCAGACGGACCCCAATACCACGCAAAACCTTGTGATGTAGAGGGGATAACTCCGTCTGTCTTCAGCGGATGAAATAATTTATCGTACCAGCCATATGCAAATCTTTGCATTGCGTGCTGTTCATATACATAAAGATATTCATCCGAAAAAGTATATCGGGGCGTCATTTCGACAGGATTTTCGTTGTAAATATCTTCCGAAAATCCCTGATAAGCCGTTACAAATCTGATGTACAGCCTGCCGTCAACAGCAAAGCAAAAACCAAACTTGCGACTTCTTTCAAGTTTCTTTCTGCCGTAGTGCAGGGCTTTTGCTTTTACGCTTTCTTTGCAATGACTACACACAAATTCCTGATTATGGCGAAGTCGGAACTGTTCGCCGATGTGCCAACTTTGACAGCTTGTACAGAAATAGTCACAGGTTCTTTTACTTTTATTTTCATAAAAGGCATACTGTGGAAAGTACATCGCTGTCTGCTTTTCATGTTCATCTGTCAGGTCAGGAATCTTATTAAGCAGGCTGTCAGGATTTTTAATCATGCTGACACCTACCAATCTATAAGATTGCCGAGGTCAAGAGTAACAGGATCTGTTTTCTGCTCTGCGACATCAGGTTCTTCAAGTTCGTATTCAGACATATGTATCTGCATTGTGAAAGTAACCTTTGCTCCGGGGAAAATCTTACCGACAATCTGCTGATACACATCAAGGTCGGAAACTGCAGCGGGGAGCTTCTTTCCCACTTCGTCAATCAGCTTTTCAAGGCTTTCTACAGCCGTTACTGCTCTTGCAAATTCCTCGTTCTGCGCCGAAAATTCGCAGAGCATTTTCTTTACCGGCTCAAGAATTGCTTTAGATCTATGATCTTTAAGATTTTTTTTGTTGCACAACTTGATTTTTTCTGTTGCAGAGGATATAATTGAATTAGATTTATTGTTCTTTGTGCTTGTGGCATTCACAGTGTCGCAGGCACTTTTTTTATTGCTCATTTCTTCACCCCCACACATTCAAAGCCGATTGCTTCGGGTTCTAATGATTCATAGGCTTTGAGCTTATTGCGAAGTGTACGGTTTTCGTTACGATAACCGCTTGACGCTGTTTTTTCGAGCGTAAGATCCGTTCTTGCGTTTCTCAGCTCAATGCTGAGATGTCTGTTCTCTGCTCTGAGGTTTTCAATATCTTTGAGCAGCTTTCTTTTTGTCGGGTAATTTCTTAACCGCATTTGTTACACTCCTTTCAACGGGTTTGAACCGAGAATATAATTGAGAAACGGTATTCTCGGAATACGGATAGATGTACCGACTACAATTACATTGAATCCCAATTTTTCGGGTTCGTCCTTTGCCTGTTCACGCAAGTTTTGCGGAGCAACTCCAATAGCCTTTGCGGCGTCCTCAGAAAGCAGATAGACATCACTGCTATCCATAATTTCTTTGATTTTTTTGTTCATCTGAACTGTGTCCATATGTACACCTCCTTAATTTTCGTTGGTAATTTTGTCTGAAACGATTTCGACTGATTCAACATCAGCAACGCTGAGAGCCAGCTTGAGCAGTACAACCTCGCTGACCGTTCGTGTTATCTGATAGCTTGTAACATACGGAATTTCTGTTCCGTCAATTTCAAGAAGGAACTTGTCCTTTGTGTCAATAAGTTTAAGTTTTGCCATTTTCTCACCTGCTTTCTGTTTTACCTATCTTGATTTCTACACCTAAAGCCGTTAAGAGCCTGTCGGCGTTTTCAAGAGAAATGCTCTTTTTGCCTTTTTCCCAATACTGAATAGCTCTTTTAGTAAAGCCCGATTTCTTAGCAAGCTCACTTTGCGAAAAGCCTTTCTGTTTTCTGCTTTTGAGCAATATTTCAGCAAATTCATTGATGTGCATTGATTTCACCAACTTTCTATGATATACTATATGTAGTGATGAACCGCAATTCATTACACTATATAATGAAAGTGAGGTGTGCATTGTGCTGAGCTTTAAAAAATGGTTAAGCAAACAAGTTGTTATCGGTAGTGATGTTACATACAACACAGTTAATGATATAATCGCCGACAATAATTTTCCTGAGAGTGTTTGCAAATTTGTAATGCTTGATTATCTTGAAAAAAATGCCGATGATAATACAATTGTTGTTTTTGATGATTTTTACAGAGATTATATTAAATACATCACTCAGAACACCTACCCTGTGGATTAACAAACAACACAACTGTTCCCGCAGGATATCTTTTATCCACATTCTTTGCTTTGTGTAATACACCGTACGATTCGGCAGTTGTATAACTATCTACATCTTCCCTATTGCTCAGCTCTTCTACCAACTGAGCGGTAGGGATTTTTTTTAATTCATTCATCTTCTTCACCTCTTTTCAGCTAAGTCCGTTTAATTGGACTGTGTTGGTGGTATTATTGATTGCGTTGCAAATATCTTTTGCGAATGTTATAATCGAGCAAAGGAGCTGATTATATGTGGGTAATAATTAGTGGTATTTTAGGCGTTGCAGGCTTTTTAATATCTTTAATAAACCTGATTAACTATTTTGTTTCACACAAAGTGAATTTGGAAATCACAATGCTTGAATACGCATACAAATTAGGCATGCAGGGAAAGAAAAGACTTTTCGTTCATTATAAACTTAACAATAAATCGCAACTGCCTATTTCTGTTACCGACATTCAATTAGTTCTGAACGGCATAGAGTACACCGAAGATTACAACACCCATGAAGTTAATTCTTATCATCACAAAGCAAAAGGTGTTGATGAGTATGTTCCGACATACAATGAACATCTGCCTATCAATCTTGAATGCCTACATTCTCATTCGGGTTACCTCGTTTTTGTAATTCCTGAAGATAATTCTCCAAATCTCGATAAAGGTCTGACTTTTCAAATTCGCACCAATCGGAATAAGGAAGTACAAAAGAAAGTGTCATTGAATGAGGTGGTAACGCTCCGCTCCACTCTACCTTATCAAAAGTATAAAAATCTTTTTCTAAAGGATAAGGCGGAACATAAGGTGCACTGACAGTCTTGGTGACTGTTGGTGCTTTTTCTATGTTGAATAAATTATTAAAAAATCCCATTTTCTCACCTCTTTAGTTTTGGTTGGGTTATAAGTTCTTCGAGTTCTGCGATACGCTTTGTAAGAGCACCGAGGTTTCGGTAAACTTCAAGCATATCCGCCGTGTAATCAGGAACTTTTTCCTCAACGATTTTCATTCGTTTGTTAAGGTTGTCAAGTGCACCGTACACATTGAAAATTTCGTCTGTATGAGTGTTAGCCATAATTCTCACCTCCTTACGCTGTTTTCTGCGTGTTGCTGTTATCGGCAAGTTTTTTGCCCGCAATCATTCCCTGCATCATAGCATAAGCTATTTCTTTATCCCTACCGTCCATAGCAAGCAAGGTCTGAGCCAATTCATCGCCTACACTTAACTTAACCTGCGTGTTAGTATTACTGATTTCTGCGGTTGTTTTCATTTTTTCCACCTCCTTAAAATAATAACGATAATTGCAATGTTGCAAACTGCAATCAGTCCGCTTAATGCAACGCTGATAATATCCATTCTGTTCACTCCTTTATATATTGACAACAGAAAAGGCATATACTATAATCTTACACAGGGGAGTTGGTCGCTCCCCTTTTCAGATTTCTTATCAAAACATTTCTTTGATTAAATCAATGATAGCTTTGATAAGGTTAAGTATTGCGGTCGCAAACACCAACTTTTCAAGGGGGCTGGGTTTGCGACCATTCTTTTTGCCTTTCGCCATTGTTTTTCACTCCTTTGTTTACTCTGTACACTTATTATACCGTTTAATTTCCCCATTGTCAACTATTTTTCAAAATAAAATACACTTTTTTAAAATTAAGTTGACAAAGTATATTTTTAGTGTATAATAATAACTGAAAGGAGGTATTACATATGACCATAGCGAACAGAATTTCAAAAATAAGATCTGAATTAAATCTTACTCAAACAGATTTAGCTGAAAAATTAAATATAAGCAAGTCGGCTGTTTCTCATATGGAACGAGGTGAAAGAGCCGTTACGGAGCGTACTATTTCAGATATATGTGAAAAATTTAATGTCAACCGTGAATGGCTTACCGAGGGCATAGGCGAACCTTTTACGGAACCTGAAACAGAAAGTGTTTTAGATTTGTTAAAAAAAGAATATAATCTTGATGAATTAGACCTTGAAATAATGCGAGGCTACTTAAATATGTCGCCGATTGAAAGACAAGTTTTTAAGGACTTTATAAATAGCACAAAAAAATAGAGAGCTTTAAGCTCCCCATTTTCCATTTTTATATTGTCGATATGCCATTCTTATGATATTTAGTAAATGTTTTAACAATTCATTTGATTCAATTAAGTTAATGTATTCGATAATCTCGTTTTTTATATCTTTATTTAATTTCATCATTCAATCCCCTTTCGGATTATAGCAAAATTCCTATACTTATATTATAGAACATCTGTTCGATATTTTCAAGTGTCAAGGATTAAAAATACAGCAAAGTACCATAAAACGGACTTTGCTACAATATTTTACACGGAGGTGTTAATATGGATAGTTGTGCAAAACTAAAGAAACTAATACAGACCGCAAACGAGCTGTTAACTAAAAGAGTAACAGCCGATTTACCCGAGTTTAAAACTTGGCACGCAAGTGCACTTAGATTTTTAACAAACGAGTTTGGCGAAGACAGCATTGAAGTTACAAACTTTAAAAAGACACGCTTTCAGTGTGCGTTATTTGATGATGAACAGCAACGAATTTGGTGTTCTAAAGGATTAAAAGCAACAATTCCTATGTTTGAGGAATTGCTCAGCGACCTTGATGAAGATGATGAAAACACACCAAAAAATGATAGTAAGATAAATAACAATAAAGTGTTTATCGTTCACGGGCACGACGGCGAACTAAAATATAAAACAGCTGAGCTTTTAAGAAAACTTGGTGTAGAACCTATTATCTTACACGATCAGCCAAATTCCTGCAAAACAATTATTGAAAAAATTGAAGATTTCGGTAGTGAAGCAAGTGCGGCTATTATTCTTTTTACTCCCGATGATGTCGGCAAAGCAGTTTCAGAAGAAGAACCCAGAGCAAGAGGAAGACAAAATGTTGTTTTTGAGGCAGGTTATTTTATGGGGCTTCTCGGAAGAAATAAGACCATTTTAATTCAGTCAGATAGTTCTATCGAATTACCCGGTGATTTAAGCGGTGTTGTTTATTCTGACGGTGCAAGTGAATTTACAATTGCAAGAGAGTTAAAAGCTATGGGGTTCAACATTGATTTGAATAATCTAATGTAATCAACAAACTTCATACACCGACAGCCATGGTCTGCCGATTAAATAGGATAAATAAAAAAAAGACCGCCCACAGCTGGCACTATGAACGGTCAAGTAGGAATAAAAAGTGTTCAGTTTCTTCACTCCTAACAAAATTATATAATATATTATCATATTATGTCAATATAGGGAGTGAATTTTATGTCGTTGAAAACAATAAAAAAGACAATTTATTTTTTCAAAACTGTCCCAAAGTGTACCCTTTTTGCAGATGGTGATAGTGATACTGATGTATTACGAAAAATGTTTTCAAAAAGATTTCCAAAAACAGGGGTATATAAATCACGTGATGATCAATATGGAATTGAAATACTTTCATTTGATGACAATTACATATTTGGGACTTTTCTTAAAAAAGATGATTCAACAAATAAATTTATGAAATTAACACTTGTAAAAAATGATACACCTGAAGAAATAGATTTTAATAGTCAAAAAGTAATATTTGAATATTACTCGTTCTTCTATGTCGATTTAAACAAGTGTATGACTTCAATAATATCTAATAAACAATCAGGAAAATTTACTGATATTATCAATCAATTTCTCTTTGAGGAAAATTATCACATTTACTTTTTTCCGTATACTGTAGATTCCATAGATGACGCTATTAAAAAGTTTTCAAAAGTAAAGGCTATTGAGGCGGCATATAATCCTGCCGAATCAGAGCGCACTTTTAAAAATATGCAACAATATAATGAGGATAATTCTATTGAAGTAAGTAAATTAGAATTTAAAATAAAAATTAAACATACCGGTGCAAATTTTCCAGATGTTTTGAAACAAATATCTGCAGAAAGTGAGAAATACAAAAAATACAAGATTGTAGGAGATTCACAGGACGGCATCGAACAGGTCTTTGATATTTTAGAAAAGGTGCTTTATAGAAGTGCTCAAATTGAAATAGACGGCAGCCCTACAGAAAATATAGGTTTTATTAAAAAAACATTTGAAAAAGAAATCCAATTACTTTATAATCAAACAAACAGCTAAGTTAGGTTACAAAGAATTTTTGATTATAAGGTTATATAGATAATACATTGCCGCGAGCACTTCAAGACTACCTGCTATAAAGCCATACATTCCAATATAATTCATAGCAGTTGTATCGCAAATCCAAGATATAATAGGTATCATAAAGAATATTGTTCCAAATAAAATAATTTTCATAAATATTTTATGATGACCATATTTTATAAACCAACTTTTGAATTTACTATCAGAAGGTAGCGCTAAATATACGGTTGCCGCTGTTAGTAAAAATCCTACAAAAGTACCCGAAATTCCAGCTAAATTACTTGCATTTGAATTATTAGTAAAGAATTTTTCTATGAAACAAAATTTCATATCACAGAAAATAACAACAATTATAGGAGATAAAACTGAAACATAAATATATTTAAATACTACTATATTAAATATATTTTTTAATTTTTTCACACAACTCACCCCCTATTCTTATTATAATGATTTTCATCTGTTTGTATATACGATTCAAATAAAAATCACGAAAAAAGGAGTGTAAACAATGGCTTTTGGTGATAATTTAAAAAGGCTCAGAACCAATAAAGAATTCACTCAAGAATATTTGGGCAAGGTATTATGCCTTAGCCGCACAACGATTTCTAATTATGAAAAAGGTAAAATGCAACCGTCAATTGAAACTTTGATTAAATTATCAGAAATATTCAATGTCACAGTTGATGAGTTGATAAAGCAATAAAAATCCGCCCTGCTCGACTGGTCCTCGAACAGAGCGGAATCATCCACACAGGGTGCAGATGATACGATTACACGCAAAATAATTGTATCACATTCCCTTGTGTTTTTCAAGTAATTTAAAGCACAAGGGATTTTTGCACCCTTTTTTAAGTAAAAGGAGTGTATAAAATGAAACTGCCTAACGGCTACGGCTCTGTTTATAAGCTGAGCGGAAACAGGCGCAATCCGTGGGTTGCCTGCGTGACAATAGGATACAACAAAGAAACACGCAATCAGGAACGCAGAGTTATAGGCTACTTTCCCAACAAGCCGAAAGCTCTGAACGCTCTTGCTGATTACAATCAAAACCCGTTTGATGTTGATTCGGCAAGACGCACTTTTTCAGAAATTTACGAACTTTGGTACAAGGAGTTCATCACCGAAGACACAAATCCGAACACCAAAAGACAGTATAATGCGGCATACAAACAATGCTCAATGTTATACAATCGCAAGATGTCCGATATAAAAATCATTGATATGCAACGAGTTCTCGACAACTGCAACAACGGTTATCAATCGGTTAGGCGAATTAAAATTCTGTTGAACAAAATCTACGAATACTGCATATTTCACGATATGCTCCATAACAATCTTGCAGAAAAATTGAAAATCAATGCCAAGTCAGATGAAACAAAACGAGCACGCAGGGAGTTTTCGGAAAGTGAAATAAATCTTTTGTGGGAATATTCAAATCTTGATTCGGTAAAAATAGTGCTTATGCTGATTTATTCGGGAGTGCGTGTGTCCGAATTGCTCGATCTAAAAATTTCAAATGTAAACCTTGACGAACAGACTTTCTTTGTTGAAAGTTCAAAGACCGATTCAGGTGTACGAACCGTGCCTATAGCAGACAAAGTACTGCCGTTTTGGCAGAAATTCATCAGCGATTCTCAATGCGGATATGTTCTGAATAATACCAATGGCAAGCCGCTGAAATACGATAACTTTAAACGCAACTACTGGACACCTCTGCAAAACGATTTAGGTTTAGACCACACCATACACGAAACAAGACACACCTGCATTTCAATGCTTGTATCGGCAAATGTGAACCATACAATCATCAAAAAAATAGTCGGTCACAAGTCGAAAATGGACTTGACCGAAAAGGTTTACACCCACATTAACCCAAAAGAATTGGTGAATGCAATCAACAAAATATAGTCTTATATTATCTTGAATTGTTCATAATTATGCTCCGTAGCTTACATATAGCTAACAAAATCCCCCATTTTCCCCATTCCTATCCCCCTTGCAAGTTACCTGCACCAACAGCCGTTTCTTATGTAGGGACGGCTGTTTTGCACCACATTTTCGGTCTGTTTTATGGTGACTTTCAAAATATTTGAATTAATTTTGAATAAAAAACGAAAATTATGTTGACAAATCCGAAAATATGGTATATAATAATCAAGCTGTTGTTATTAAACAACATTTCGAGGTGTAGCTCAGTTTGGTAGAGTGCTTGGTTTGGGACCAAGATGCCGCAGGTTCAAGTCCTGTCACCTCGACCAAAAAAGGTGGTTTTTTAACCACCTTTTATTTTTTATCAAAATTACTTAAAATGCCTTAAAGTGGCTTAAACACCGGGTTTTTGAGATTTCAAAAATTCAGTTGAGTAATTTTGAATTAAGTTAAAACAAGATAAAATGCAGTCAAACTTACTGTCAAACTTACTGTCATTTTAGTTTGCCTGCCGATTTTCAAGGAAACAAGATAATATATTTTTAAAATTTATTACATCGTAACACAAAAGATTTTTTATTATTAAAACAACAAAGAGGTTAAGCAATTTTTTCTAATGCTTAACCTCTTTTTTTATTTTGTTGATTACAGAGCATTCACATATCATAATTACCCTCTTCGGGGTTATAACTTTTCATATAAATACCTCCTTTAATATGTTTATATTGTACCATAAATTCTAACTAAATTAAATACTTTCTTTAGTATAATATTTATTTTTAACATAGAAAAAGAGGGTTCATAAAGAACCCTCTCTTACCGATATTTAAGGATTTATACGATTTTATACTTGCTATCGAATTTAATTATCTGTATTCCCAATGACCGCCGTCTTTGACTTTCTCGTCATAAGCTTCTTTCCAATAGCCGTCTTCTACTGTCTTTGTGCCAACCTTAATCTTCTGCTTTTCAGCGTGATATGCTCCTGCACCATTTGTCTCTAATTCCCAAAGGAGATGTTCATTTAGGTTAGCATCTGTTAACTGCATACCGCAATTATTGCATACATTTACCCAATCATAATCGTATACATCTTCTTCGTGAGTACCTGTTACAATCCATTCTCTTTCGTGGTGAACTGTTTTGTAGTCATCTACCCATACCTTCTGCTTTGGCTTTTCTGTAGGTGTTTCAGTCTTTGAGGACTCACTCGGCTTAGCTGGCTTCTTGTCGTTACTTGAAGAAGTGCTTGGCTTAGATGGCGTCTGGTTGTTGTTTGAAGAGTTGCTTGGCTTAGACGCTGGCTTGTTGTCATTCTTAGAAGTGTCAACCTTTGATGTATTTGACTTAGTATCTTCTTTCTTTTCGGTGTTACCCTTGTTGCTGTTGTTGCTGTTGTTTTTGTTAGATACCGTAGTTTTTACATCGTTAACCTTAACTGTAACTGTCTTACCGTCATCGGTTTTTACTTCTACCTTACCATCTTTTACTTCGACTTTCTTACCATTCTTGTCTGTGATGTTGCCGTCTTTGTCGATTTTTAGACCGTTATCCTCAATAGCCTTGCTGACCTCAGATGATACAGTTGAAGTCTGTACGGTTGAAGATATTACTGACGGTTCTGTCGGTTCTTTCTCAGCGTTACAGCCTGCAAGAATGCTTATGCCGACTGCTGATGT